CTGACAAAACAACTATTACCTTCTCTGATCTGATTGCAGGTCATGTATGGGGTGGTGGTACTTCAGGCTCATTAGATGTTTCCCGTGTATGGCCTAATGGTGCAGATGAAGTGATGGGCTTGGCAGCTCACAATGATTTCTTGTTTATCTTTGGTAAACGACAGATTCTTGTCTATTCTGGTGCTTCTACGCCCGCATCTCTTGTTCTTAGCGACACAGTAGGCTCTATTGGTTGCATAGCAAGGGATACCATACAAAGTATTGGTACTGACGTTGTTTTCTTGTCAGACTCAGGTGTTCGTTCATTGATGAGGACTATCCAAGAGAAGTCTGCTCCTTTGCGAGACTTGTCTAAAAATGTTCGTTTTGACCTAAATTCATCTTTAGCAAGCGAAACATTGGCTAATCTGAAGTCTGTTTACTCAGAAAAAGAAGCCTTTTATCTGCTTGTTTTACCCGCATCTTTTCAAGTTTACTGCTTTGATACCAAGCAAACATTGCAAGATGGTGCTTCCCGTGTAACCAAATGGGACTCTATTGCTCCTACTGCTTTGCGTTCTTTGCGTAATGGCGACTTGTATATTGGTAAGAATGGCTATATCGGTAAGTATGGTACTTATCTTGATGATGCAACAACGTACCGATTTGCGTACTACACGAACAATGCTGACTTGGGAAACCCTAACCAGATTTCTATTCTGAAGAACATTACAGCCATTGTGATTGGTGGCTCTGACCAGTTCTTAACTATCAATTGGGGCTTTGACTATTCTGGTGCTTATCGAGCCGAGAACGTCTATATTCCTTCACAGACAAGTTACGAATACGGCACTGCTGAATACAACATTGCTGAATACACAAGCGGTGTGCCAATTAAGACGTTAACAGCAAATGCTTCTGGTGCAGGAAAGATTGTCCAGACAGGGTATGAAACAACCATTAAAGGTGTTTCTTTTTCATTGCAAAAGATTGAAATTCAAGCCAAAGATGGCAAAATGGGTTAAGGAGAAATATCGTGAGTAATTACACAAAAACAGTAAACTTTGCGTCAAAAGACAATTTGTCTCCTGGCAATCCTTTAAAGATTGTAAAAGGTACTGAGATTGATACTGAATTTAACAATATTCAGACTGCTGTTGCGACAAAGACAGACAATGCTTCTGCCAATATTACTGGTGGTTCAATTACTGGTATTACCGATCTAGCGGTTGCTGATGGCGGTACTGGTGCTTCTACGGCTACTGCTGCTCTAAATAACCTCTTGCCTACCCAAACAGGTAACGCAAACAAGTATCTCCAAACTGATGGCACTAATGCTACATGGGATGCAGTAAGCCTTTCAACTGCTGACATTACTGGCACTTTGCCTGTTGCAAATGGTGGTACTGGCGTAACTTCTTCTACTGGCACAGGCGCAGTTGTTCTGTCAAACAGTCCTACTTTGGTAACTCCCGCATTGGGAACTCCTGCTTCTGGTACGGCAACTAACCTAACTGGTCTGCCGATCTCCACAGGTGTAAGTGGCTTGGGTACTGGTGTAGCGACATTTTTAGGTACTCCATCATCTGCTAACTTGGCTTCTGCCGTAACGGATGAAACTGGTTCTGGTGCTTTGGTGTTTGCCAATAGCCCAACCTTGGTCACTCCTGCTCTCGGAACTCCATCTGCCTTGGTTGGCACAAACATTACGGGTACTGCTTCAGGTCTGACTGCGGGTAACGTCACGACTAACGCAAACTTAACAGGTGCGGTTACTTCTGTTGGCAATGCAACCTCTTTAGGTTCGTTTAGTTCAGCCAACCTTTTGGCTGCTTTGACTGATGAAACAGGTTCAGGATCAGCAGTATTTGCTACTTCACCTACTCTGGTTACTCCTATCCTTGGAACACCTACTAGCGCAACTTTAACGAACGCTACAGGGCTTCCAATTGCTACTGGTGTGTCAGGTCTTGGTACAGGCGTAGCAACGGCTCTAGCGGTCAATGTAGGCTCTTCTGGCGCACCTTTGGTTAATGGTGGTGTGCTTGGTACTCCATCTAGCGGTACTGCTACTAACCTTACAGGATTGCCAATTTCAACAGGTGTATCTGGTTTGGGTACTGGTGTAGCTACTGCCCTAGCTGTGAACGTAGGTTCTGCGGGTGCTGCCGTTGTTAATGGCGGTGCATTAGGCACACCCTCTGGCGGTACAGCAACCAACTTAACTGGTTTGCCTTTGTCAACTGGTGTAACAGGAACGCTTCCTGTTGCCAATGGTGGTACAGGACAGACAAGCTACACAGATGGTCAATTATTGATTGGTAACTCTACTGGCAACACTTTAACCAAAGCCACTCTAACTGCTGGCACAAATGTGACGATTACTAATGCCGCAGGTGCAATTACGATTGCTGCTACAGGTGGCGGTGGATCGGGCGATGTTGTTGGCCCTGCATCTTCTACAGACAATGCTTTTGCTCGTTTTGATAGCACAACAGGTAAGTTGCTTCAGAACTCTACTGGTGCAACATTAAGTGATACTGGTGCGGCTGTGTTTACAGGGGCATTAGATGTTCTCGGAAACTCAACGGCTGGCTCTAATCTGAAGTTATACGAAGATACTGACAATGGCACAAACTATGTATCGTTTAAAGCACCAGATACGATTGCCGCAAATGTAACTTGGACACTCCCTGCCGCTGATGGAACAAGCGCACAAGTATTGTCAACCAATGGTTCTGGCACTTTGTCATGGGCTACTGCTTCTGGTTCAAGCCAATGGACAACTACTGGTTCTGATATTTACTACAACACAGGAAATGTTGGTATTGGTGCGGCAAGTCCAACAACCAAATTAACTATTTCTGGAAACGCTACGCTTCCAAGTGCTGGTGCAATCACTGGAACTAACATATGGTCAGTTGCCAACAACTCAACTTCTAATAATTTTTTGCTGGATGCTTTTGCATCTTCAGCAGTATTTGCAGGAAGAAGAGCGCAAGGAACATCTGCTTCTCCAACTGCTGTTGGTTTTGGTAATAACTTAGCAATTTTGTCTGGTTATGGTTATGGTTCAACAGGATATTCTTCTGGCTCAAGAGCAGAAATTAGATTAGCAGGTGCTGAAACATGGTCTGATACAGCACAGGGAGCTTACATTGGATTTTTTACAACTGCTTTAGGTACTGCTACAAATACATTAAATATGACGTTAGAAGCAGGTGGTGGATTAAAAACTAAAAATACAATTGGAGTTGGTAACGCCACGCCATCCGCAAGTGGTGCGGGAATTACATTCCCCGCTACTCAATCAGCATCATCAGACGCTAATACGCTAGATGACTATGAGGAAGGGACTTTCACGCCTACTCTTGTTGGTTTTTCAACTGCTGGAACAACTACATACAGCACACAAACTGGCCTGTATACAAAAATTGGACGGCAAGTAACATACATTGTTAATCTTCTTATTACGGCTACGACAGGAACTGGCGCAGCAGTTTTGGGGGGCTTCCCGTTTACTTTTAACTCTACTGTTATACCGGTAGCAGCAATGGATGCTTCATTACTTAATTGGACAGGCGGAACATATTTAGTTGTTATGCCAGAGGGAGATACAACAACTGCTTTCATATTTGGTGAGGCAGATGACGCAGCAAGAGTAACGCAAAACATAACCAACGAAACACAAGTTATAAGATTTACATTGACCCATTTTGTTTAATTAACCTGATTGGATTATCAGGTCGGGCACTAACCAAAGGAAAATTATGTCACTTACCAAAACCACAACTGTTGACCAAATCACAGTAACCGAGAACGGCATCGTTCTTTATCGTGAAGCTACACGCATCATGGAAGATGGCAATCAACTTAGCCAAACCTACCATCGTTCAAGCCTAACACCCGCACAAGACTTAACAGGTGTTCCCGCTAACGTAGTGGCAATTTGCAATACAGTTTGGACTGCTGAAGTTATTGCGGCTTATCAAGCGGCACAGGCTGATGCTGAAGCGGCTCGTAACGCATAAAGGAAAATATCATGGCCGTAACTAGTGCTGACATCTTAGGGTTTCTTAACGCAAATCCTGGCATAAGCGATGCCGAAATTGTTGCGGCTATGAAGACTGCTGGAGTATCTCCTGCTCAATTGGCTCAAGCTGTTGGAGTGTCAGAGGGAGAAGTTGCCGCTCGTGTAGCGGCTACTATTCCTCCTAATCAAGCAGTATTGCTTGGTGATACTTATGTTCAAGCTGTCAATGAAGTAAGAGGTTCTGGTGAAGATCAACAAGTTGGTGGTTTAGAAAATGTCATCACATATAAAGCTAGTGAGAACAAGGTTGGTGGAAACATCAATTATTACTCTCCTACTGGTGAATTCCAACAAACTACCAAGCAACAAGCGGTTGCAGGTTCATTTTTAGAGGGATTAGGACAAGCCATTACAGACCCTGTAGTTTTAGCTGCTTTAGCAGGTGGTTATGGTGCTGGATTATTTGGTGGTGCAGGTGCATTAGGTGGTGCTGCTACTGTTGGCTCTACTGGCTTAACAATGGCTGAACTTGCCCAACTCGATTTAGCTCTTGGTGGTGCGGGTGGTACTGCGGGTGCTACAAGTCTTGCCAATGCTTTAACTACTGGTGCTTTAACTAGCACATTAACAAACCTCACAGGTGGTAGTGGTACAGGTGTAGCAGGAACTATTGGTAATACAGGATTGACATTATCTGAGTTGACTCAATTAGATATGTCTCTTGGTGGTGCTGGTGGAACAGCAGGTGCTTTGACACTTGCTGAACAACTTGGCGGTTTAGCTGCGGGAACTTTAACTGGTGGATTACTGGTTGGTGGTGGCACAGGAACTGGTGTTGCAACTGGTACAGGTGCAGGTACGGGCGCAGGCACTGGTGTGGGTACAGGAGTTGGTACAGGAGTCGGCACGGGCGTAGGTACGGGAGTTGGAACGGGAGTTGGAACTGGTGTTGGCACAGGAGTAGGTACTGGTTTAGGAACAGGATTAGTTACTGGTGCAGGAACGACTGTAGGTACTGGTCTTGTCAACACTCTATTAAACAGAACTGGCTCTTTAAATCTTGGAAATCTTTTCTCTGGTGGATTAGGGACTGCGGGTAGTTTGCTTCAGATGCAAGAATCTCGTGAAGCAGCTCAAAGAGCGCAAGCTCGTATTGATGCTGAAACTGCTGCTGCCAAGGCTGCTGCTCAGTTTAGACCTGTTGGCATGACCACTCGATTTGGTACTTCACAGTTCCAAGTTGACCCTGTTACTGGTCAATTGACAAGCGCAGGATACACACTAAGCCCCGAAGCTAAGAATGCTCAAGATCGCTTGGTTAAGTTGGCTGAGTCTGGTTTACAACAAGCAGAAGGCGCACAAGCTCAATTCGCTCCTTTGCAAACAGGCGCACAAAACTTGTTTAACCTTGGCAATCAATATATTGCTCAATCTCCACAAGATGTTGCACAAAACTATCTCAATCAGCAGATGGCTTTGTTGCAACCAGGCAGAGAACTAGAACTTGCTAATCTGCAAAACAGACTCCAACAACAAGGTCGTGGCGGTCTATCTGTGGCTCAAGGTGGCACTATGGGTGCTACTACTCCTGAACTACAGGCTCTGTATAACGCTCGTGCTCAACAAGAGGCTCAATTGGCTGCTAATGCTCAACAAGCGGGTCAGAGGGATGTATTGTTTGGTGCGGGATTGCTTGGTCAAGGCTCACAAGCTATGGGTCAATACTATAGCGGTCAACAAGCCGCTTATGCACCTTATACAACTGCAATGGGACAAGCACAGAACTTAGAGACTTTGGGACAACAACCATACAACATGGGTGTTAACTTGGGTCAAATTGGCGCACAAGCTGGAGCAAATGTTGGTCAACTAGGCTTAAAAGGAGCGCAATTGAGTGCAGGTTTAGCAACAAGTGCTGATGCCACACGCAATCTTTTAGCTCAAAGTTTGACTGCCGCAGGAAATCCTAACGCCATGATTGGTCAGTCATTAAGCGGTTTGTTTGGTGGTGGATTGCAGTCTGTATTTAGCGGAACAGGTTTAGGTTCATCTGGTTTTGGAACTGGATTGGCTTATGGCAATCAAGACCTCGGCTTATTCTTGTAAGGAATCATCATGGCAGAAAATATCGTAGCGGGTCTGTTTGGTTTGACTCCACAAATGTTTCAAAATCAACAGTACCAACAAGACTTAAATCGTGGTATCTCAATGGCACAACTATCGCCAGGTGCTGCGGCTCAAGCGGGGCTTCAGGCTAGTGTTGGTCAGCTAGGTCGAGGCATTGCGGGTGCTATGGGCATAGAAGACCCACAACTGAAGATGATTAGTGCTAGAAACACTATTGCCCAACAGATAGACCAGACTAACCCTGAGTCGATCTTAAAAGGCGCACAGATGTTGGCACAGATGGGCGATCAACAAGGTGCTATGGCTTTGGCTCAATATGCTCGTCAAGCAGAAAGTGATGTGGCTCAAACTAAACAAAGACTAGCGGCTGCGTTAGCTTCTGAAGCAGCGGCAAAACGTGAGCGTCTGCAAGGAGTTGATAAAGATATTCAGATTGCCAATGAGATTGCCACTTTGGAAGATTCACTTTCTCAAATTGAAAATTTACCCGCAGACCCAGAACGTACTCGTGCTAAGAATTTATTGACTACTCGTTTAGCAGAATTAAGACGATTGACTGCTAAAGGCGAAAAAGACAAGCCTATTGCATCTGGTACAGATAGAGATGCGTATTCACGAGAAATGTATGACAATAAAATATATGTTGATTTAACGCCAACACAGAAGGCAGCAGTAAATAAGCGTATTCAAGATGAAGAAGGTACAAGAGCTGAAAAAGGTGCTCCTAAAACTATTTTGCCTGGTCAACCAGTACCTACAAAAGATTGGATGGACTTTACTCAGAAAGTTTTGAGTAGTGATCCAATAATGCAACGCACTTCTACGATTCTTTCTGATGCACCAAGTGCTATTGAAATTATTAGAAACTCAAGAAGCAATGATTTTGCAGCGGCTTCTTTGCCAACTTCAATAGCATTGTTGACAGGTCAAGGTAAGAATATGTCAAATGCTGATGTTGACAGGTTTGCCCGTACTGGTGGACTTGATGATCGTTTAGCACAAGATGCTGTAAAGTTCTTTACTGGTAGAACAACTGAAGTTAAGAAAGATCAAGCAGAGAAGTTTGCTATTGCTCTTTATCGTGGCGCATTGATTGAGCGCAAGAGGAAGCTAGAGTCGGCAGCAGAAGAGTTTGGTTATACAGAATCTCCAAACTATAAGGTTGCTTTAAGAAATATTGACAGTCAACTTGCTCAGTTTAAACTTGTTAAAAAAGGCGAAAAAGCACCAACTACGACAAAAACTGGTAATCCTTTAGTTGATAAGTGGCTTTCCACTGATGCGGAGAAATAATAATGGCAACTTATGAACAAGTAATAGAAGCATTGCGTAGGGCAGATGAGGCAGGTAATGCTGACGATGCTCGAAAACTTGCTCAAATGGCCTCTGAACTGCGCCCACAAGGTGCTGGTGGTGGTCGTGGTTTTCTTGGCGGCCCAACAGCAGAAGGCAAGGCTAGAGCCGCTACAGGCTTGGGTGAGTTATTGTACGAAAGTGTAAAAAAAGGTGTTACACAACCATTTGCTAGGGCTACAGCAGGTAGTGCCATGCAAACAGGTACATTTGCTGGTGCTTTTCCTACTCAACCTGAATTAGAACCCATTACTACTGAGAGTGTTCAAAGAGGCATGGGAGTAGACACAGGCATTCGCCCTTCAACAGGTACACAGAGATATTTGGCGGCAGGTGTAGAGGCTTTGGCAGACCCAACAAATCTGATTGGTTTGCCAGTTACTACGGCAGGGCGATTGGCTCTTGGGGCTGGTTCAACAATGGCTGGTATTGGCGGTGAATTTGGTGGAGAAGTTGGCAAACAAGTAGGTGGAGTTACAGGTCAAGTAACGGGCGGTATTTTGTTTGCTCTACTATCAGGTGCTGGTGCTACAAAAGGTGTTGGCTTAATGGCAGAAGCTAGGAATAGAGTTAACCTTAAAGACTTTGATGTAGAAGATTTGGCTGGTGTAGAGGGTACTTCTCAGGCTAAAGATTTGATAGAAAGAGCATTGGCTGCCGATCCAAACTTAAAAGCTCGTTTAGAAGATATTAAGAAAA